ATGTACACCTTGGGTATGAAGGTTCTGTTAGTAAGTTTGACTACTATGTACAAGGCGGTCCAGCAATCACTGCTGTAGCTGATGTAGATGGAGTTAACACAGAATTCTCTGGTAAGCTTGGTGGTACATTTAATGTGTCCCAAAAGTTTGGCATCTATGGTGAGATATCAGGTATCTCTAATCAAGATGAGGACAACAACTACGGTTCAAAGCTAGGAGCTAAGTTTAGTTTTTAATGTCTCAACAATCTACTAGTGGTTTTGGAGTAGCACATCCTGTGTCTTACTCACCACAAAAACCTGAGAAGAAAGTTGAAAAGAAAGAAGAAAAATTCGATGAAGAAATTAACATCGAAGAAACTCTTACAACTTTGTGAAGAAGATTAATGAATTATGGGTAGTATTCTTCGGACTACTATCCATTTTTATTTTGGTAGAGTCAATGCACTTGAACTACCATAGGTTAGAGGCACCTCAGTGTCGGACCTCTAACTAATTTGGCTTTTAGCCCTGTACGCAGGATACCTACTAGCCGTCTAGACGGTGGGATAGACCACGAAATTTCGAATTTAAGTTGCGCGCGATGATGATTTATACATTCAATACATTTTAAAATAAAGAAAAATGGCACAACAAAGTAATGTTGCTAATGCTTCGGGTCCTATTTATGGAGGTGCTGACAATGGTGCCATCACAAATACCTATGGATCAGCTGATGAAAGAAGAGGACTTTACCTGAAATTATTTTCGGGTGAGATGTTCAAAGGATTCCAGCACAATACAATCGCTAGGGATCTTGTAACAAGACGTACCTTGAAGAACGGACGATCATTGCAGTTCATCTACACAGGTCGTACAAAAAGTGAATTTCACATCCCAGGTCAAAGCATACTAGGTAACAACGAAAGTTCTCCTCCAGTAGCAGAGAAGACCATCACAGTTGATGATCTATTAATCAGTTCAGCATTCGTGTATGAACTTGATGAGACTCTTGCTCACTACGATTTACGTGGAGAAATTTCTCGTAAGATTGGTTATGCTTTAGCTGAGAATTATGACCGTAGAATCTTCAGAGCTATAACTAAGGCTGCACGTCAACCTTCTCCAGTTACCATGAGTAACTTTGTAGAACCAGGTGGTAGTGTAATCAAAGTTGGTACAGGTGCAAGTACAAATAAAGCTGATGCATATGATGCAGGTAAACTAATAACAGCCTTCTATGATGCTGCTGCTACTCTTGATGAGAAAGGAATCAGCCAAGATGGAAGAGTAGCTGTTATTAACCCACGTCAATACTACTCCTTAATACAAAATGCTAAGGATGGTGCTGGTTTAATAAACCGTGATGCTACTGGTGCTGCATTGCAATCAGGTCAAGGTGTTATTGAAATTGCAGGTATCAAGATCTTCAAGTCAATGAACATTCCGTTCCTTGGTAAGTATGGTACTGATCCAGCTCAGAACACATCCAAGTCAAATGACAATGCTGGCTCTTTCATAGGTCAAACAATGGATGATATGGAGGCAGCTGCTAACGGTGGTACTCCTGGTGGTGGACAGAAGACAACTAACAACTATGGTGCTGCTGGCAAGTTTGCTAACTCATGTGGATTAATTTTCCAGAAGGAAGCTGCTGGTGTAGTAGAAGCTATCGGACCTCAAGTACAAGTTACCTCTGGTGACGTCTCAGTGGTTTACCAAGGAGATGTAATTCTAGGTAGATTAGCAATGGGTGCAGACTTCTTAAACCCTGCTGCTGCAGTTGAACTAGTTGCTGGTATTGACGTTTCTTCTAACTTTAATAACACTGCTGTTTCTAACGCAAGTTTCACTTAATTTATATTTTTTATACACACACAATGGGAGGCTTCGGTCTCCCTTTTTTTTTATTCAATGATTAATACATACCATGCCTACTACGATTGATAACGATACCGAACTATCCGCTGTAAACTCAATATTGGGTAGCATCGGTCAATCCCCAGTTAATAATTTAAACTTCAACAACCCTGAGATAGAGTTTATATATAGCATTCTAACTGAAGTTAATAAAGATGTACAGAATGAAGGTTGGCAATTCAACTTAGAAGAAGACCAAGTTCTCACCATGAAAGGAGCGGACCTAACTGCTGGAGGTGTAGCAGGTAGTTCAAATACAGGAATCGAAGGTGTTACTGTTGATGAAACTGCAGATGATAGTAATATAGCTTATATTAAATTAGCTGATACTGTTTTAAGTATAGCTATCAGAAAAGGTTCTACATCAAAAACTGTAGAAAAAACACAGATAAGATCAACTACTGCACTAGGTAGACACCTTTATGATTTAGCTAATAATATTGAGACTTGGGATTGTACTGATAATGTAACTTATACATTAGACGTAAGCACCTTGTATGCCTTTGCAAACGTCCCTAATGTCTTCCAACGTTATATCACATATAGATCAGCTGTTAGGGCTGCTACACAGCTAATAGCTAACCCACAACTTGTTCAACTATTACAACTACAAGAAGTAACTGCTAGAGCTAATTGTCTTGAATACGAAGGTAAGCAAGGAGATCACTCATTCTTCGGACTACCTAATGCTAAGAGACTACATAGTCAACTACTTAACAGAGCTTCTGGTTCATAATTAACGAAATGAAATGCCTACAATATCACAAACAATACCTAATTACTATGGAGGTATTTCAGATCAACCCGACGAATTAAAGCTACCAGGTCAGGTTAAGAGATTAAATAATGCCTTACCTGATGTAACAACAGGATTAACTAAAAGACCTGGTAGCCAGTTGGTAGGAACTAAGCTTGATTCATTCACCCAAACTGATCCATCTACTAAATGGTTTCATTACTATAGGGATGAGAACGAACAATATATAGGACAAATTAAGTTAGGTACTGGTGAGATAAAGATGTGGCGTTGTGATACTGGTGCAGCAGTTACTGTTAACTACGAATCAGGTCAAGAAACAGCGTTAAAGAACTACCTTAAACAAACAAATAGTGGTGGAACTATTGTAGAGTCAGATGTACAAGCACTTACTCTTAACGACTATACTTACTTAAATAACAGGAATAAGACTGTAGCACTAACAGCTGCAGTCGAAACTGATAGACCAAAAGAAGCCTATATAGAATTAAAGAGAATAGCTTATGCTCGTCAGTATGCAGTTAACTTATTTGATAATACTGATCTCCAAACTATTAAAACTGCTACAAGAATTAGTATTCAAGCTACAGATATAGATACTGCAGATAGTACTTGTCCTTCAGTAGGTACTAAGATATTCAACGTAGGAACAGCTGATAATGTTGGTAATTTACTACAGCAATTTACTTTTGATTTAACTTTTGGCGATAACCATAACACTAATTTTATACACAGTGATGGTAATCAACAGTATAAATTTTGGTATATACCTCCTGAATGGGAAAATGGTAAATACTACCATGTAGGTGATCTTATAATTGGTGATGCAGGAGCTGAAGTATATAAAGCAACTACAGCTGGTGTTAGTACAGCAGAACCTACTGAGGGTACTACTAATGATACACAAACCATAGGAGGTATTACGTGGAAAAACCTAAAGAGTTATGACTATAGTAATACTGGTGCTCTTTACGATGGTAAAAGAGGTATAAGGTTGGGATCTGGTAATATACTGGTGAATAACGATTCAAAATTAACTGACCTTGTAAATGCATGGGGTGGTGATGCCGTCGCTACTGATGGTGACTTACCTTTTACAATTTCTAATGAAGGTTATGGAATACCAACTGATTGGATTCTTCATATAGCTGTTACTTGGAAAGCTGCTAATCGTAATTATGATGATCACCAAAGTAGATTTATTCTAGAAGCGAATACTTCTTCGAGCCATGTCGTTGGTGGTAAGGATAGCGGTGGTCTTGATATTAACTATCCACTTACTGGTAATACTATAGGTAACTGGGTAAGAAGAACTAGAGCAGGTGGACCAACCACACCATCTGGTAGATCAGATTTATATTTTAGAATAACAACTATTGGTCAAGCTGTACCAGAAGCAGATACTACTACACCTAAATACACTGCTCGTTATAATTCAACTATTGACCTATTACATGGAGGAAGTGGTTGGGAAAAAGAAGATGAAATAGCAGTATCTTTTAATGGTGGTACTTATATAATACGTATTGATGAAATTAGTACATCCAAAGTACAAGCAAATCTAGGCTTAATACGTCCAGAACCTACTTCATTTGATGCTAAGACTACGGTTACAGCTGAAAGTATATTAGGTGAATTACAAACAGATATAGTTGCTGCTCATTCAACATGGAATATATGGCCTGATTCAGGTGAATCTAGTAGTACAGTTGGTATTAAGATTATAGGAAATGGTCTTTATATTAGTCGTGCAACATCTGATGGTGATTTTAGTATATCAACTCCAGTAAGTGAACTATTAAATGTATTAACTGATTCAGTAGAAAACATAGCTGATCTACCAAGACAATGTAGACATGGTTATGTAGTTAAGATAAAGAATAGTAGTGCTGAAGAAGATGATTACTATGTAAAATTCTTTGGCAATGGTGATAAAGATGGTGAAGGTGTTTGGGAAGAATGTCCTAAACCTGGAATTACAACAACTTTAGATCCAGCTACTATGCCTGTACAACTTGTTAGGCAAGCTGACGGAACATTTAAAGTTTCACAAATAACCTGGGATCCACGTCAAGTAGGAGATACATTAACTGTACCTGAACCTTCATTTGTAGGTAAGACATTAAACAAGATGCTGTTCTTTAGAAACAGACTTGTCATGCTCAGTGATGAGAATGTAATCATGTCTAGACCTGGTGATTTTTATAACTTTTGGCCGAAGTCAGCTATCACATATACAGCTACAGATGTAATTGATATATCTTGTAGTTCTGAATATCCAGCTATTGTTTATGATGGTATACAAGTAAACAGTGGTCTTCTTTTATTCACTAAGAATCAACAGTTTATGTTGACAACTGATAGTGATGTATTAAGCCCATTAACAGCTAAGATAAACTCCTTATGTACTTATAACTTTAACAGTCAAAGTAATCCTATTTCATTAGGTACTACAGTTGGTTTCTTAGATAATGCTGGTAAATTTGCAAGATTCTTTGAGATAACTAGTACTCTAAGAGAAGGTCAACCAGAAGTATTAGAGCAAACAAAACCAGTAGAGAATTCTTTTCCTAAAGATATAGATATAATCACAAACTCAAGAGAGAACTCGATTGTATTCTTTGCAAAGAAAGGAACTAATATTATTTATTGTTTTAAATATCTAACTGCACAAGAACGAAGAGTACAGTCTTCTTGGTTTACTTGGGATTTAAGTGGTAATATTGAACATATGGCTGTACTGGATGACGCCTTATATGTCATTGTAAGAGGTAATTTTAATAAAGATGTTATACAAAAATTCAACATCAAATTAGATACTGAAACTACATTGGTTGAAGATGATGGAACTTATAGAGTTAATTTAGATAATAAGTCTGTAAAGAATTCAACAGATTCAGACTTTGAATATGATTCTGGTAATAATTGGACTAAGTTTAATTTACCTGATGCTTATTTTACTAACCAAAGTAAACAACTATGTGTCTATGGTATATCTGCAAATTCTACTAATAAAAAGTTAGATGGTGCTTTTGCAAATGTTACTACTTTCAGCGATGGAGGTACAACAAAAGTAAAAATACCTGGTAACTGGAAAACAGGTGATGTTGTTACGGTAGTAACTAAAGATAATGCCGCAACACGTTCAGGTAATGTTGTAACTATTAACTATACTGATCATCCATTTAAAGTTGGTGATCTCTTATATTTAGATTTTCAAAGTCAAATTACAGATGGTAGTTTTACTGTAGCTTCTGTAGCTGATGATGGAGATAGTTTTACAATAACCCATTCATCTAGTGGTACTGTAAGTAGTGCTAAAGATGTAACTATAACCACTGGTAATAAAATAATACTTGGTTATATATATGATATGGAAGTTGATTTTCCTACTATTTATAAAGGTGAGGTAGGTAATAATCAATATAGAACTGATTTACATGCTCACTTAGTTATACATAGAGTTAAATTTAGCTTTGGACCATTAGGTGTATATGACATTACTATAAAGAAACCAGATAAAGATGATTGGACAGAAGAATTCAAGTTCTTAAAATCTAATTCACCAATAACTGATACTGTTGATTTAGAACCACATAAATTCTATACGTTACCTATATATGAAAAGAATACAAATATCGACTTAAAAATTAAATCAAGTAACCCTTCACCAGCAACATTATATTCAATGACTTGGGAAGGAGATTATACAGATGGACGTTATAAACGTGTCTAAAGTTATCCATCAAATTACAAAAGAGGCTGCTATATATGTAGCCTCTAATTTACTCCCAGAAGACCGTAGAGAGGTAGAAGAAGGTCATGGTGTAGATGTAACAGAAGCATTGTTAAATGCTGCTCAGAACCCCTCCTGTGTGTACTTCACAGTACCTAACGGCAAGACTGCTGGAATGGCTGGAGTTGACCCTGGAGGTCAGATCTGGATGTTATGCACACCTGCTATACATGACTATCCAATATGGTTTGCTAGGCAAGCAAAACGTTATGTAGACAGACAACAAAATAAGTTGCTGTGGAATGTTGTTGATAAACGCAACATTGTTCATTTAAAGCTACTTAAATTCCTTGGATTTAAATTCTTACGTGAAGTTGAATTTGGTCCAAATAAATTATCCTTTATAGAATTTTGCAGAATTAATCATGGTAGCACCTTGGGTAGTCCCCACAATAGTCGGAGGTCTTAGCTTCTTCGGTAGTAGAAGTAAAAGAAAAGAACAAGAAAGACAAACAAAAGCAGCTAACGATGCAGCTAGAAGAGATTACGAATATCGAATGAAAGTTCGTGAACGTAATTGGTATCAAACATTAAGTATTTGGGGAGCTAAACGTACTCAATTTGATTTAGATATTGATGAGAATAATTTAGCTTTAGCACGTGGTTTTGAACAAGCTCAACAAGGTTTAAATAATGCTTGGTCTAAAGCTGCACAAAGCAATGAAAAAGCTTTAATACAATTTTTTAGGGAACATGGTCAACATGCTGCTAAAGGTCGAACAGGTAGGTCACATGACCGTATTGATACTTTAAATATAGGTCAACTTGAACGTTATTTTAGTCAACAATCTTTCGCACTAACAAGATCTAAAGAATCGTATTTAGATAACGTACGGAATATGAATAGACAAGCAACATCTCGTAAGAATAAGTTATTTGCAAATGTTGCATTAGCACCAACTATGGATGCCACACCACCACCTCCAGTGATGCAACCAATGCCACAAAATAATTTATTTGGAGATCTACTTAATGCGGGTGTAGCTGGTTACTCTGCTTATCAACAATTCAGTGGTGGTAATAATTGGCAAAACAATAACATAAATTCTAATCCATTTCCATACACACCAACACCAGACCAACCTCAACAATATCTATTAAATTAATAACCATAATGACATCAGCATTCCAAGGCGGGAGGTTTGAACCTGAACAAAGTCCTGACTATGTCCCCGCATTACAATACAACTACAATTTAATAAATCGTGGTGAACAATCTTTCTACGAAGCTTCAAGAGCTAATGATAGAAAACGTGTAGAAATTGCTGGACAAGATGTAACAGGTCTAGTTGATTTTGCTCCTACATTACTTAAATTAGTAGGTAATATAGAAAATGATAGGAAGAAACGAAAAATAGGTGAAGGTTATAATCTTTACTTCACTCAAGGTTTTTCTAAAGAAGATTCTGATGCACTTGATGTTGCAGAAGAGCGTATGGCTAAAGCTAATATTGATTCAACTAAGTTATCTACTAAACATGAAGAAGATGGAGGAGACTTTAGAACTTCAGAAAGGTTTCGTCAGTTATCTAAATATCAACAATATGGATATGTAAGAGCTTATGTTGAAGAGATGGGATCTAAGTATTTCATTCCAAATGAGATAAACGATGAACAAGATGAAGCTAAAAGACAAGGTTTAATTGAAGATCATAGAGTTAAATATCTTAGTCAGTTTGAAGACATCAACCCAGGCTTATTAAATAAGTATCTTTTCCCACAAATGAAAGATACTGAAAAAAGAAATAATAGAGAATGGACTAACATTCAAACAGATAAATTAACAACAGCTCGTATAGAGGAAGGTTCTACTCATTTATATAATGGAATATTAGGTATTAATTCTGAGAATCCAGGTAGAGGAACTGAAGCTGTTGTTGAATACGTACAACAGATGTCTAACTTACGTGGATGGTCAGCAAGTAAAGCAAAAGATGAAGCAGTAAAGCTAATAGGTGGAATGCTTGATGATGGAGATATAGATGGTGAAACAGTTGATTTAATTCTTGATACAGAATTCAAAGCACATGATGGTTCAACTCAAAGCATTCGTAAGTATTGGGGTAGACAGTTCAAACGTTTAGTTGATAAAGCTAAAGATGCTAGTTATCAAAACTTACAAAGTGATCAACGAGCTAAACAGGTAGAAGCTGCTGCTATTGAGGATGAGGTAAGAGAAATACAAAAAGCTAAAGAAGAAGATAATGAATTAATATCAGAATCAACACTTACAGAAAAGAATGAAGAATATAGAAAATTAACTGGTAGCTATTCTAACTTCATAAGTAATACACTAAGTGCTGAAGATAGAAATGATTATGAAGATAACAAAACACTTGAAAAATTAAGAATTAATCGTGGTTTTGTTGTTAAAGCTGATCTAGATGATATGTCTTTTGATATAAAGAAAAAGTGGATGCCACAAGTAGAAGCAGATAAATCTTTAGCAGCTGAAAACCCATATAAAGAATATTCAAAAACACGAATAACAGGTCTTGTTAATGAAGCTACTTCGTTAGGTGCTATGGATAGAAATGATAGTTCTTATGGATTAGCACTAGAACAAGCTACTATCGATTACGAAGCCTTACGTCAAGAATTTATTAGTGTAGGTGAAACACCTTATAAAGCACATCAATTAGCAATTGAGGAAGTTCAGAAAAACTTCTTAGATAGAGATGGAAAAATGGCTAGAAGTTCAGAAGATAGTAAGTATTTTCAACAACCTGATCTAACTGATACAACAAAAGATTTGAAACTAATGAAATCTAGTATGGAAATACTTGATCAATTTTCAAATAAAGAAGGTAAGAAGAACTATTTAAGTTCAACTGTTTTACCTGGTACAAAAGATCTAATAGAACAGGCTTCTAAATATGCTGTTGGAAACGGTGACATACCTTATTTCTATAAGTATTTAGCTGATTCTATTCCTGGTATACAAGCTTGGGATATAGTAGATTCTCAATTAAAAGCTGCAGGTCATGAAGGTTTAGGTGAGAAACATCCAATAGATTCAACTTTAGAAATAACAGGGTTAGAAGATTTAAAACGTAAACTTGGATATAAAGTAAATAGAAGCAGTATTAATCAAGCGAAATTAGATGTAGTTGATGCTAGAGCAATAGCTGATTTAGAAGAAGTTGGAGATTTAAACCCTTATACCTCAGTATTTAACCTTGATACAAGTTTAATGTTTGACGGAATAATTAATCCAAACATAGTACCTAACTAAAAATATGGAAGAAGAGTTTAAGTTTGCTGGAGAGAATGATTTATTACAAGATCGTATTCAAGGAATAACAGATTACCTCCAAGAAGCAGACGAGTCCCAAGGGACTGAACAAACAGAAGCAGCACCTCCACCTGATCCCAACATTGTTGATGGTCAGGACATAAGGAATCATCCTGAGTATGACTTACTAAGGTTAGACATACCTTGGGGTGAAGAGGAATCTAGAGGTGAATACACTAACCTAGAAATCTATGATAGAGCTGGTTATCATAAACGCTGGCAAGATAGAATAAGGACATTTGGTAGCTCAGAATCAAATACTGGACCTGATGGTCGTATAGATCCAATAGATAACCCACATGCTATTTGGTTAAGACGTAAACATGCCTTAACTAAAGAAGGTGATGTAGGTACTGAAGCATTTAACTCAATCAAGAAGGGAGGTTTAGATCTTATCTCCTCTGTCTTAACTGCACCAGAACGTTTGCTTGATATGACCACTGGTCAGATGCAACATATTAATGGTGAGTTAATTGATAAGAGAACAGGTAAACCATATAAACCTGATTGGGATCCACTCGGTGAGGTAAAAGATTTCCATCAGAATTCTTGGTGGGGAAAGATAGCACAAGCTGCTACTCACTATGGAGTAGGTGGTTCTTGGATGGCTAGATTTGCTCCAGCAGGTGCATCTTTAACAACTAAAGCTTTGGTTGGTGAAGGTATTACAGCAGCTATCTCTGAGTATTCACAAGGGGATAACGTAACAGGACAAATAGCTAAACAAATACCTTGGACTGAAGAAGTATTTCTTGGATTAGCTACAAAAGATAATGATCATCCACTTACTTTGACATTTAAAAATGTCTTAGAAGAGATGAGCATGGCTAAACTTTTTGGCTTTATAGCTGGTAAGTTTGATAATGCTGAGTATGCAATTACTAAGGCTGATAATGTAGATAACCAAATCAGAGAAAAAGGTCGTCTAGAACTAGAAGAAGAAATAGAGTTTGACACCACACAAAGAATATTTGAAATTGATAGGCAATTAGGTGGTGAAACTATTGATGTTGATATCTTAGGTGAACCAAAACCAATCACTTCAGCAGTAAAAAAAGAATTAACTGGTACTTCAATTAAAGGTCAGTTACAAGAAGGAACTGATATACCAAATCCAACGGTTAAAGATGAAACACCTGTTAAAACAACAGGAAAACAAAAGCTCGTACCTGGTACACCTCATCCAACTGATGCGAAGAAAGTTAGAGGATATGATGGTAGATGGGTAACTAAAAAATACTTTGATAAAGTTACTGAATCAATAAAAGGTGCTAATAAAATCAGAGAACAATTTAACCTGCCATTACAAGAAACTTTTGATTCATCAAAGTCTGCTGGTAAATCTAAATATAAGTCAGGATTTAGAGGACATAAAAACAAACCATTAGCTCAACCTGGACAAGGTTCACCAGCTTCTACAGGTAACGCATTTGATATACATCAACAATTAAATCGTGGTGAGGATTGGGGAAATAATATTGGATCTACAGATTCAGTAATGACTCCAGTAGCAGCACAAAGAGGAGCGCAGACAAGCGGATTTACACCTAAGTTCTTAAAAGAAAAAGCTAAAGAATTACTTGGTGATTCAAGATATCAAACCTTAATAGAAGACGCTAAACGAAATAAGCAATCATTCTATGAGGTATTTGAACCTTCTTATAGAAGATACCAAGAAATTATGGGTAGGAGATCTACAGCAGTAGATACATCTGATTTCTGGGAACCTATTCAAAAAGATATTAGATTCCAAACAGGTGAAGGTCCAAGTACACAAAACTTTGATGCTTGGTCTATGGAGAACGTAGTAGCAGCTGATCTAGTTAATGGAGCATTGTTTAAACAACTACGTGATCTTGGTATAGCAGGTAAAGAACTAAATGATTACACAGATATTTGGGCTGCTGATGGATTAATGAAATCTATTGAAGATAGACTTACCTTTGGTTTAGCCAATGTAAAGCGTTCTAGGTATCTAATATCAACAGAGTTTTCTAAATTAAAAGGTCCAGCAGCTACTAAAGCTGCAGCTAAACGTACTCAAGAACTTCATGATGAAACCGTAGATGGTGTGAAGTTAATGATGCAGATGATGAAAGAAAGTGAATCTGATGAATTAGCACAAGGAATACTAGAAGTATTTTCTCAATCTAATAAGATTCAAAACTGGATGGACTTTAATAAATGGATGAGTCAAAAGATAAGTGGTGGTGCTTTTAACGGAAAGGTAAAAACTGGTGTATTGGTTAAAGAGTTACAAGGCATGATGGTTAACTCCATGCTAAGTGGTCCTAAAACACCATTACGAGCAATCATTGGTACTACAAGTAATGCATATTTAAACTCATTACATACATCTATTGGTGCATTTGCTAGAGCACCTTTTACTGGTGACTTTAGACTTGCTCAAGCATCTGCTAGAAACACTTATGGAATGTTTGAAATTATTCCTGATGCTTGGAAAGTATTTAGATCTAATATGGAATCTAACTTCTCACCAAAAGTAGATCGTTTAGAGACTAGATATTCTAAACGTATTAGGAATGAGGATAACTGGAAAGTAATGGAGAAGTGGGCTGAAGAGAAAGGTAGTGATTGGGATAAGATGGCTTTTAGAACTGCTACCATATTTCGTGGTATAAACGATAATAGATTATTTAGTTGGGGTCCAAGAGCTTTAGCTTCTGTTGATGACACCTTTAGATATGTTATGGCTAAGGCTAGGTCTAAAGAGTTAGCCTTTAAAGATGTTTATGATGAAGTAAGTCAAGGTAAATTTACTGATATCACACCAGAGCTATTAAATGCAGCTGAAGATATGCATTATAGTCGTTACTTTGATGAAGCTGGAGATTTGGATATAACTAAAGATCCATACTTAGAATCTCAATTTAAAGAAGTTACATTAACTACTGAATTAAAAGGTTTCTCAAAACGACTAGAAGAATCATTTCAACATACTCCTTGGGCTAAACCATTCTTTATGTTTGCTAGGACTGGTGTTAACGGTTTAAGAATGAATCTTAAAAACACACCTATATTAGCTGGTCTTGTTAAAGAATCTAGAGATATATTACTTACTAAACCTAATAATTTAGATGATGTAGCTATCTATGGTATTAAAACCTTAGACGATTTAGCGCAAGCAAAGAACTTAATTATTGGTAGGCAAGTTATGGGTAGTGCAGTTGTAATGATGGCTGCTCAAAAATACCTTGCTGGTGAACTAACTGGATCAGGTCCAGCTAATAGAAGTAAAAGACAATTATGGAGTAATACTGGATGGGAACGTAATACCATCAGTGCTGGTAATTTAAAAGTTAATTACGATACCTTTGAACCTTATAATATGATCCTACAAACAGTTGCAAATATAGGTGATAACTATGCAGCTGGTATGGGTGAAGATTGGGCTACAGATAAGTTATCAGCGTTAGCTTATGCAGTAACAGCAAGTATCCCTGATATAACTTCTAAATCATATCTACAAGGTTTAAACCAATTTGTAGAGTTAATGGCTGGTAGTCCTAATGCAAGTGTTGGTCGTATCTTTGGAAATATATTTAACAATACAATACCTTTAAGTTCACTTAGGAATGAAGCAAGTAAGCTAATAAATCCAGTTATGAGAGAACTAAGTAAGAGTATTACTGATTCAGTAAGGAATAGAAACTTAGCTTTAGAGTTTGGTCCAGGTGAAGATTTACCAATTAAATATGACTTATTAAATGGTAAGCCATTAAGAGATTGGAACTTTATGGAACGTATGTGGAATGCTACAAGTCCTATTGGATTAAGTTTAGATAAAGGTCCAGGTAGAACTTTACTTTGGAATAGTAACTATGACTTAAACCTATCAGTACTTAGTACACCAAACAACGGTCCAAACCTTTCTAGAGAGCCAAAGATTAGATCACTATTCTCAAGAGCTATAGGTAAACAAAACCTTGAAGCTAAGTTAGATAAACTAGCTGAACGTGAAGATGTACAAGCTTCAGTAGATGCTATGTTTGCTGATTTAAAATCAGGTAAATTTGATATAGATCCATCAAAAGCTTATTTACATAATGATCTAATAAAACTTGCATTTGATAAAGCAAAGAAAAAAGCTTGGGCTTCTATTCAAAACGAACCTGAAGTTATACGTCTAATGGCTGAACATAAAGCAAAGATCAGGAAGAATAGAATCCGTAGATCTGAAACTCAATCAGCACCAACAGAACAAAAACTATTAATCCCAACTAGATAAATAAACAAAAAACACAATGGCATATCCAAGTAATTACACATCAAGTCAAGTTGAAATATTAGGAGAACCAGGAGTAGCTAGACAATTAACAGCTGGTTCTTCTAGTGCTAATACTGCTTTAACATCAGACGTTCGACGTATATCAATTAGAGCTGTAGGAGCTGATATTAGATTTAAAATAGGTTTAGGTTCTCAAACAGCTGATGGCAACACAAGTCATTTCATAGCTAATGGAGAGAGACTAGACTTTGCTACTCCACCAAGTGCAAACATAGGTTATATAAGAGATGGTTCAGTTAATGGTACTTTAGAAGTTACGGAGCTAATCTAAATGAAGACGACTGCTACGAGAACAGGTGCAGTCAGTCAATCAAGAGGGTTCGGAGATCTTCTTTATGATAAGGCTGGCTCTCGACCAATATTAGATCTTGACTTTGCTGGTACTCAAAGTTTAAAAGATAAACTAACAGGAAAAAACTTAGTAACATACACACGATCAAGCAATGGTACCTATATAGATAGTGCAGGTATAATCAAGACTTCTTTAAATAATGCTCCACGTTTTACTCATGATCCAACAACCTTAGAATCTTTAGGTTTACTGATAGAAGAGTCAAGAGTAAATAAAGCTAAATCGGTAGTAAATCTATACACTAATAATAAAAAAGCTGATTTATCTGCTGATACATCGGTAACTGCTCCAGATGGTACAACTACAGCTTATAAGCTAGTACCTAATACTGATAATGCTACGCATTGGCGTCAGTCGGGACAAATATCGTTGACTGGTGGTAAGTACTATTCGTATTCTCTCTTTGTTAAACCAGATTATTATAAAGGTATTGTCTTAGGCATACAAAGTAACTGTTATGCAACTTTTAATCTAGACACTGGAGCTGTAACTGGTTCTCATATAGATAATGTTAATAATAGTAGTGAGGTAAGTGCTGAAATTATTGCGTATACTAATGGTTGGTATAGATGTGTTTTGAAATTTTTGAAAGTAAATAGCGAAAATAAAAAGATTCAGGTCTATGTAGCTGACAGTGCAACCAACAATATTAGGAATCCAAGTTTCACAGGTAATGGTACTAACAAATTATGGATTTGGGGTTCACAATTAGAAGAAGAGAGTCATAGTGACTCCGGTGGTGCATTCCCTACATCCTATATCTATACAACAGATAGCGAAGTAACAAGAGCAGCCGATCTTGCAGAAATCACTGGTGATAACTTTACAGGTATATGGTCTACTACTGCTAATACTATGTATTGTGAAGTAAACTACACTGCTAAAGCGTATTACCCAAGGATGGCTGAATTTGTTAGCTTAGATGCAGGCGGTGATGCTTATGCACAAACTTTAATGTTTGATCATACTGATAACAAACTTATAGGTAGGGTATATACACAAGCAGGTCTACAACTGAATGAAAAGTTAGGTACAGTATTCTCTGATGATTCAACTGTTAAAGGCGTAAATGCATATGAATTGAACAATGGTATTATGGGAGCTAATGGTGTTTTATCTAGTGCAGATACTAGCCTTGCCTTACATGTAACTGATGACACTGCATTAGCAGATAAATTAGTTATTGGTGGCGGATTTACTTCTACTCATAATTTAAACAATACTGTAAAAAGATTTACTCATTGGACAACACGTATACCAGATCAAAGTTTAATTAACATAACCCAATAACTATGGCAAAAAAACTAGAGTCCACGCCTGTCCCTGGTCCGTTTTTTAGATGGGCTAGTGAGGCAGAATGGGTAACAGCAGCAAAAGCAGCTGGATTTTATACCAATGTTAAAGATATAGATAAAGAAGAAGAGCAAAGAGAAGTTCTGATGAAAAAGACGAATAAAGAACTTAAATCCATGCTAAGTGGAGTTGAAAAGATCTCCAACCTGAATAAGAAGCAGTTGGTTGAATTGATTTTGGAAGGTGAGGTAACAACTAAAGAGGTATTAAACGCTTATACACATGATCATTCAATTGATGTAGTGGGTGATATCTATGAAGGTGGTGAATGGGAAGATCAAGTAGATGGAACAGTAAAAGAAATTAAAGCTCCTACAAAACTACCTGGATACCATATTAACTATCTTGGTACTTTACCTAAAGATTGGGATAAACAAGAAGTTAAACCTGAAAAACCTCATAGAGTTTTCGCATAATGTCTAGCCTTGGGGAGCCATTTAACCTCCCCTCTATAAAGCTCCCAGACACGCTTAATTTACCCCGTCCTACCCTTGACATCCCAACAGCGGAAATACCCTCTTATACCCCCTTGAGGATCCCTCCTAGCGACCTTAGAAGTCCTGAAGGAGTTAAGAAAACAACAACAACAGAAAAGAAAGAGCCACCTCCTCTTAAAATACCTGTATTAGATATACCTATACCACTACCTACAACTGAGGTAGTAATGACAGCAACTTATGCTGCAGTTTCTGCTGTAGCAGTAACCACCCTTGCTCAACCTTTTTTTGATCAGATTAAAAAGAAACTACAGAAATTTCTACAAGGTAAAGTTAATAAATGGAAGGAAAAGAGGAAAACAAAGGAGTCCTTGGCAAGCTTAAAGAAGCAGTTGAGGATAAGGAACACCAAATAGAAGTTTTAGGTACATTCGTTAGATTAGGCGTTGTAGTTTGGAGTGGATTCATTATTACAATGAACTATGTAGATTTACCTATGATTAAAAAAGCTGGTAACTCAGATATAACCTTTGTTGCAAGTGTTTTTACTGGAGCTTTAGCCACATTTGGCTTGACTACTGGTAATAAAAATAACGGTAATAATAAACCCGTTGACTGTCCTATGGCAAAGAAAAAAGAAGCATGAACAAATGGCTCTTACTCTTAGCTCTGTTAATACCAACAGCTGCTAAAGCAAATCAAATTACTCCTGCATTCACCCAAGGAAGTATGAACTCCACCACGACTACCACTCAGGTAATCAATGAAACAATTACTACAAATGTCGTTGGAGGTGAACTGAACACATGGTCAGGTTCCAATGTACAAATAGACACAACAAGCGAAGGTATCGCTGGTGGGATATCAGTAGACTCTCAAGTATTCGAGGTTGTCGATACCAGTCTTCCTTGGACATTCGAAACAGTGACAAGGGATGCTGGAACAATAGAAACGATTACAGAAGTAAGAGACATAACTACAAACGCTACTACTACTTCCTTATCGGTCTTCTCTCAATAGGAAGTCCAGCACTTGCTGAAGATAAAGTAAATAACACCTCAAACCCTGTTGCAGCAGCGACTGGAAATGTAACTAATCAAGCTATACAATTCCAAAATAATGGAGCACAAAGTAGACAATATTTTGGCTCTAATGTTAGTTGTAATGGCTCTACAATGACGTTCTCTCCGTTCTACATGGGAAATCATGCAGAACCTAGAACAGTTGATGAAGATACAGGAATTTTACAGCAAGACTCATATACAAAAGCTGAAAACTGGGGAGCACAGATTAACTTCATGGTTCCCTTAGACCGTGAAGGCTTACGTCAATGTAAACGTATAGCTAAACGTATCGAAGAAAAGATGAGATTGGATTATGAATTAACACGTGCAATTAAATGTGCAGACATTATGGCTAAAGGGTTTCAGCTACACCCTAAGTCACCTACTCATGTCATGTGTCACGACGTTATACCTATCTCATCATTAAATCCAATAACACCTAAAAAGAAATTCGAATTATTTAAATGATCGTACTTATCAAGCCCATCCTCATGGCATTCCTTAGCTCTTCTGCTGTTAAGGAATTAGTTATACAACTACTAGAAGCTTACGCTGAGTCCACTGATAACACCATTGATGATAAGGCAGTCGAATTAATTAAGAAAAACTTATTCCCAGGAAGTAAAGACTAATGAAGAAAGCCACTGAAGCCCAATTCAACGAATTACATAACTTAGTCACAGAAGAATTCCTTAAACGGGTTAAAAGTGGCGAAGCTTCTACCCAAGACTTAAAGGCAGCATGTGATTGGCTAAAAAATAATGATATTAGTGGTGTAGCAGTTGAAGGCAATGGTCTACAAAGACTTGCAGCTGTAATGCCTCAAGTAGATCCAGAACTAGTACAGAAGAGGCTTTATGGGAACAGGAGCTAAATACGCTAACGGTAACTATAAAGCACAACAGAAAGCGTATAACAAAACTAAAAAGGGTCTAGCGTTAAGAGTTAACGCCAATGCAATTAATAGAAAGAAAGGTACTTACGGTAATGGTGATGGACTCGATGTAGCCCATAAAAAAGGTAAGCAGAATAGTAAAAAAGCTAAAGATGCAACCTTGAAAAAAGCAAGTGAAAACCGTAAAAGCCGACTAAAAATTCGTACTGCATGACCCCACTACTACCTACCCCTAAACACTATTTATACAACCTAATAACCATGACAAATTCAGATGCTAAAAAGCTCTGGAGAAGAGCTATTAAAGAGCACTTCAATTGTACATGCGTTTATTGCGGAAATAACTATGAAATTAATGAACTTACACTCGATCACGTCAAAGCTAAAACCAATGGTGGAGAAGATCTTACAAGCAATTTGGTCCCCGCCTGTAGAGCGTGTAACCAAGGGAAAGGTAGCAGTCATTGGCTCAGATGGATGCGTCAGACATATGGACATAACCCTCTGAGAGAACGACTAATTATTAGTCACATCACGTAAATACACCCACAAGTCAATCACACGTAGCCGTCCGAAAGGGCGGCTTTTTTTATGCAAGGGAATAGAAGAGACAAACTTAAGTCATTTTTAATTAGTCAGAAAAAAGCTTACAAAGAAAATGTTAATGAAGTTTTAGACGAACTATACATAGATAAAGTCGTTAAAAACCCAAGAAAGTATTCTGATATTCAAAGTATTAGTGCAATACTTAGAAATATAAAACAAGCAGTTCCTGATAGTACAAGAAAATGGCTTGAAGCAAACGGTCATGGAGATTTATGGGAACCATATAAGAACTGGACTAATCAAGTAGCTTATAAAAAAAATAAACTAGCTTCTAAACTTGCTGATGAACTAGGATTAGATCTTGAAAAAGAACATCCGATAAGTGTTGCGGGAGCTGGTGATATACCTCCTAAAACTCCATATTCACCAGTATCAGATAGAGGTCCAGACACTGAAGGCTTTACTGGTAGTGGTAAATACAACAGAAGAATGGGTAAGAAAAACTCATTTGCAAGAAAACTGCTACAAAAACTAGGAATTGCAACAAATTGGCAAGAATCAGTTGCTAATTTTGTAAAAGATAGACCTGACATTAAAGATCAAAAAAATAGAAAAAAATTAGGTCTTAACCCTTTACCTGTTCGTAAACCAAGTAATCTAGGATTATTAAAAGTTCAACAGGGAGATTTGTCAGGTGATGCTCTTGAGCAATTAATGGATTTAGAATATGATTTAAAAAAATCTGGCATTATATCAAATAAAAACGATGAAGCTTTACTAAATAATTATCTAAAAGAGATTGATGTAAAGGAAACCACAT